ACCAGTTAAATATTCTATTACACTAAACATACCTGTAGCAGCAACTGCTATCAACGCACCTGGTAAAGTTCTTGTCATCATAAATCCAAATATACTCATAGGTATATATTTACTAAATGCTTGTTCAGTCATTGAGCCTTCTTCTGCACCTATCTTTTTAACTATTGCGTCACCTATCATCTTGGCAACTATAGCATAGAACCCACCTCTTAATAATGTACCACCAAATTTAACTAAAAATGCTTTGGCAGTTGTCATCCAACTACCAACACCAGTAATAAAGAGAGCAGATAAAAATGGATTTTTAGCAATCCATCCTAATAAACCTCCACCTTCGTTATCACCTACTTCCCCAGCAGTTTCATCTATAGATTTACCAGTTCCACCTTTAAATTTAGCTTTTTTAAATTGGTCTTTTCTTTCTTCTCTTAATCTCCTAGCCTCATTTTCATCAAATTTTAATTGAGCAGCAAGCACTTCCCAAATTTCAGTTAGTTTCTCTACTGCTGTGGTCTGTAATTTTTTGATATTGTCTAGTATGCCTGTGGCACCTTCTGATTGTGTATCAGTAGTTGCTTTAGCAGTTCCTCTCAACCCAATAAGAGTTGCGCCTACTTTAGATTGTATATTATTTGCTATTAACTCTACGTTATCAGCAACTACTACCGATTCTGCCATTGATTATCCTATTAGATACTATCCATTATTGCTTTAACAAAGTCAGCATTTGCTTTCTTTGTTTTATCACAAATAGTTCCTGCTGTATTAACAGTTTCATTACATAGTTCTTTTGAAACTTCAATACACCATCTTTTTATTGCGTTTATCATTATTCGTCCTTCTTATGTTTGCCTAGAATTTCTACAATTTCCCACGAACCATCATTATAATGATGTACTCTTGCGTCAACTAAATCACACATAAATGCTAAACTTTCTCCGTCTATCTTGTAAGTGATACCATTTATTTCTACACTATCTGTTTCTTCAGATTTGTTTCTCCACTTTTTCTCTACTTCTCTTTTAGTCTTTAAGCAATCGGACATACTATTTGCACCTTTATGGTCAATTAATGAACCATCTGCAAATACACATACTGCAAATACTACTTCTGGTTTATTGTGTTCGTGGTCAGCACCTTCTACTGGACAAATTTGGTGTCCATCATCTCCGCAACCTGTACAATCTGCATTGGCTCTTGTACTATGCAATACTACACCAAATACTATTGCAATTAAAAATAAACCTGCTAAAATCTTTAATAACCATTTAGTATCACCGTTTCTAAATCCTATCATATCGTATATTTTTTTAAACATAGTTCTCCCTATCTTATTGGTGGTACGTACATTACGCCACCGTTTTTCCAAAGATTATTTAATCCTCGTTCTAATGCAAGTGGAGTATTAGGTCCTACATTTCTCTCAAATGATTCCCCATAGTTTCCTACTTGTTTGATAATATTATAACCAAATTTCATACCAAGTCCTAACATAGGACCGATATAACCTTCAACACCTAATATTCTTTTAACTTCTTTATTCTTTGAAGTTAACATTAAATCTACATTGTACATTGTAATACCTGCCTCTTCAGCATTTATCATAATGAAATGTGTCCATCTTATTACATCTTCCCACTCTTGGTCGCCTTGTCTTACAAGTGGACCTAATGGTTCTTTAGATATAATTTCAGGTAATACTAACCATTTACTAGGGTCTTCTGCACCTGCTCTAGCACTTGCTAAACCAGAAGCGTCTGTTGTGAATACATCACAATCACCATTAAATAGTTTTGCCTTTGCGTCTTTATTACCTTCAACATATACTGGCACATATGCCATATTTTGTTCTGCAAAGTAATCATTTAAATTTAATTCACTTGTAGTTTCTTTTGTAATACATACATACGCACCATCTAATTCTGTAGCGGTTTTAATATCTAAATCAGTAGGTATCAAGAATCCTTGTCCATCATAATAGTTAACACCTGCAAATTCAAACATCAAGTTAACATCACGACTAATTGTCCACGTTGTATTTCTTGCAAGTACATCAATATTGCCAGACGCCAATGTTGGAAATCTTTGACTAGCATTTAATCCTACAAATTCTACTTTACTTGCGTCACCAAATATACCAGCGGCAACTGCCTTACAGAAATCTACATCTAAACCACTCCAGTTTCCTGCGTCATCTTGAGCAGAAAATCCTGGTAGACCTGCATTAACTCCACAAATAACATAACCTCTTTCTTGTACGGTTTTTAAGAGACCGACTTCTTGTTCTATTTTAATACTCTTTGTTGTATTACAACCTACTAAAAATAGAGCAACTAATAAACTCATTAATATTTTTTTCATATCATCTATCCTATTGCGTTAATACTTTAGTCTTTTTTTCTTTTTTCTTTTCTGTTAAAGACTTCGCCGTGCCACCTAGTTTTAAACTACCAGATTGGTCAGGCATTTTGTTTTTTATACTGACAATGTTGCCATCTTTATCTATTTCTGCCATAGATGGTCCACAAATAACTCTACGACCATCTTTCATTTTTTCTATTTTTCTTTTGTCTTTAAGACAATCCATCAGTCCATCATACTTAACAAATTCGCTTGAAGTATTGGTCACAATAAACATTGTGATGATGGTCACTAGTGTTGTTGCGTCCATATCTTATCCTCCTGTATTTCCGTTTTTGACACTTCTTATTTTGTCCTTTAATTTCTCTACGTCTGCTAGAACCTTCTCCATATCTTTCTGCAACCTCTCAATGTTAACTGCATTGTTCATCATATTCTGTAAATCTTTTTGGATTTGTTCTACTTGTCCACTTAAAAATTCAATCAACATAAATTGCTCGGAATCAGCAGGCGGTGAACCTAAATCACCTCTCGGCCACTTGATCCTAAATTCGTTGTTCTTCTCTATATCAGCAACTAGAGCTGTTTCTGCTTGTGTTAAATCTTTTTCTAATAATGTTGTATTAGTTTCCAATTTATTCAATCGCTCAATCACACCGAAATATGCCCACACGCCAACGGCAACGGCACCGATTATAGCAATTAAGTTCTTCATAGGCATACTTACTGCCGTTTGGTCTGATATATCTAATCTATTTTTTGCCATAACTATTTCTTTTTAGGTAACTTCGCACCTGGTTTGCCAACATATAATCCAAAGAAGGCAGCACCAGCACCAACTATAGTTGATATGTACATTGCCTGTGAATTGGTTGGGTCTGGTAATTGCATAAACCAAGTTACTGATTTATAGAAGGCATAGATATATGCCAACATTACCATTCTAGGTATAACCCTAAATTTGTCTAATAGACCTGCTGTCTTATTATACCAAGTAGCAGCGTCTTCTCCTTCATCAGGAACAAGGTCGCTTTTCTTTAGTTCATACTCTTCAGTTGTCTTTTTTACTTTTATTAAATCGTCTGCCATATAATTCCTCTACTATTTACCTGCGTTTCTCAACGCCATCTTATCATTTTCTTGTTTTATATAGTTTGATAACAAATTCACATATATTTCCCTCTCCCAAGGCAGCATAAGTTCTAGTTCAGATAATGAATATTTATGATGTTGCATTAATGCAAAATTCACTTGATAGTAATTCTCTAAACTTTCGTGAGAGAGGGCAATACGAAAAAATCCGTTAACCCTTGCAAAGTCACGGTACTCTTGACTTTTGTCTTCGGGTTCTCTAATTCTACTTCTTGCTTTAATTTAGGCATAGTATCAAAAAAATCATTAATCTTTTTGTATGTTTTTGCGTCTAAACTCTCTATAAACTTATGTAATTCCTCTTTACTGTAATCAGCGATTGTATGAATTTTATCACCTTCGTATATTTGATATATTGAATTCGCTAACATATCAAATAATTGTTCTGTCTTCATACCCTTAACACTTAACTTTGGATCAACTGTATTGATTGTAGGATAACTCATAACAATTCCTATCTTTTTCTTTTCATCTATTACAATCTTATTTGTGTGTCCATCGTCAACGTGTACCTCAACTTTAGATAAATCTATTTCTTTTTCAACATAAGTTTCTCTATCATCTGGACACAACAATTTAACTGTTGCTTTTTCTCCAACTGATTTTGCCCTTATTTGTAAAAAAATATATTCTAAATCAAAGGTAGGCAATGTATCAACATCTATAAAACCAAATGTACAAGTATGTACTATTTGTTTCAATGCGTCAATCAAAGCCTTATTGTCTTCTGATTCCATCGCTTGCAACAAAATTTTCTCTTCTTTTACAAGAAAAGGTCTGTACTTAACTTTCACATTTTTAGATGGTAAAGTCAACTCAAATGTCGCTGTTTCTAATATCGGCAATGCCATAATTTACTCCTTTTTTATTATATTATATTATATTAAAAGAACGGTGGAAAACTCTTTCCATATGGTGGAAATACTCTTCCTCCTGTTGCTCTTCCAATTGGTATATCTCTTCTAATTTTATTAGCTATATCTCTACCTGCACGTCTTAACTCTGGTGGTAATTTAGAAATCATACCCATAAGACCTTTCGTGCTATCAGTAGTAGTGTGTGGCATACCTGCTTCGGTCTTACCAATATTTGATTTACCCATTTGGTCTAATGTTAAATTTTCCCAAGTTCTAAATGCAAATGATATAGGCATTTCCATAGGTATCATATCGTCTGTTAATGCTTGATATTGTACCTCACCAATTGTTTCTGGATATACTTCGTGCAATCTTATTGCATAGGTAATTCTTAAATTGTCTGACATTCCTGCCCTATTTTCAGGAGTTTCCTTATCTTCTTTATACATACCCAACTGATAAATGTCCATAGAACCTATATAACTATCATAGTAAGTTAAATCGTGAGTTTTAGAATTAAACATTAAATTTTGCCACTCCTCAAAAAACGCCCTTTGTCTTAAATACTTATCCCCCATAAATGTACACTCAATCTTTGAATTAAAATGATATGCTTGAGGCATTTGTCTACCAGGTCCATAAGTTACAACATTTTCTGATTTAATATCTCTTGATGGCAACGTTGCTTTAGAACAAAATAACTCCACATTTCTATTCATTTCATCCATATGATAATTACTGCCGTACTTACCAGTACTTCCTTGATAATCAGCAGTTTCAAGATGGTCAATATCTTTATCAATTTTTACTTTAAATTTTGGTGGAAAAAATCTAACTAAAAATCTATTTGCTCTAGCAATACCTTCACCCTTTGATATAGCAGACATAAATCTATTAATGGAACTTACGCTTCTATTTCCAGAAATAAATTTTTCTTTTAATCTTTTATCGCCTTCAACGTCATCTAATGACTTATCTCTTGGAAGTCCTACTCGGATATCAAAATTACCGATACGTTTCCCTGCTCTAAATATTGCCATTTCTATTTCCTATCCTTTGGGTGTCTGCCCATATAATGTTCGGATGGTTCGTAGTTCCATCTATGTCCGTGGTGTCCTCTAACGTCAGCATACCACATCCTGATTTTAACTATCAAAACTCTCCATAATGTTCTCTTTGCCATTTTACTATCAGATTGCTCTCCTACTGTCTGCCCATACTCTACTTGCTGGTGCTTTGCGAAATTGCTGAATAGGCAGATAAACAGCAATAGCCATTTCGTCTGCGTCTATTCTTAAAAAGTTTGACCTTACGTGTCGCCACAAATATTTCTTAATCGTTGGTTGTATCATAGGTATATTTTTAAGTGTAGAATATGTTGCCATTATTCTTGTTGTACTATCAAATTGTGTATTACTAGCATATTTTTGTATGTCTTGTAATAATCTAAATCTCATTATATATGGTAAATAGTGAAAATTTAACCCTACAAACCCACCTTTAAATGTATCTACTGGTAAAACTAATGGGAATAAATCATAATATGGTAATTTATCTTTAGTTTTAGGGTCATAAAAATACATATTCAAACGTCCTGCACTAGGTCTTTGATTTAGTTTTCCACTTCTCATAAGAGCAGTACGAGTCGCCTTACGTGCTATACTTTGGACAGCATTTCTATACCATTGTGCTGACTTTAGTACACCTTTTTGTCTATCTACTATGGGTCCAAATATATTTGCCATACTACTATTTATAATGAAAAAGGGCACCTATTACTAGGTGCCCTTGAAGTTTTAACGTTTTTTGAGAGAGAAAGGTTTACTCTTCGTCTGCCAATTTACTAAAATAAGACAACGTATCGTCTTCCTCACTAGCAGGTTTAGAGTTCACAACGTTAGTACTTTTCACCTTGCCATTGACCTGTTGTGGGAGGTCAACTGTTTCAACAGTTTCGGTGCTTCGTGTACCCATAATTATCCTATTCAGTTTCTCTTTGAGTTCCTCATAAGATTTAAAATTACTAGGGTCCACAAATGGTTTCAAAGGATACTGTTTCGCCCATATCGCTTTTATAGCAGCGTCATCACTTGCTACTGGCGTAACACCTTCAAATTCAGATTTGTCGTAGTTCCAATAACCATCAACTTTTCTAATTTTTAGTTTAAAGTTTGCACCTTTCCAAAAATCAAATGGGTTGATTGCCTTTTCATCCGCAAATTGAGGTTGCATTGCTTCTGATATCTTATCAAATATCTTTTTACCAAATTTGTATAAGAAAACTTTGCCTTCATTTTCGGGATGTTTTGGATCACTAACAATATAGATGTTAGAATAGTATGATAATTTTCTTTTTCTCTTACGAGCAATATCCTTATCACTATCTACACCTGTATTCCATAATCTAGTATTATCTTCACTAACTGGATCTTTAGTATTTAAAGTTGTTAATGAATTTTCAATGTACCAACCACCTTTGTCTTGAAATGCGTGTGACCATACTCTTTGCCAAGGCATTTCTTCGTTGTTAGACGCAGGTAAAAATCTAATAACAGCATAACCGTTACCAGTTTTATCTAACTCTGGTTTCCAAAGTCTATCGTCTTGATACTTGTTTTTGTTTGCTTGATCCTCGGGACCGAGGTTCTTTTCAAGTGCCTTTGTAATCTTATCAAAGTTACTTGATGATGATTTTAATGTTTCAAAATCCATATGTATTCTCCTT